CCTTCGAGTAGGGCTGGTTACCACGGATTTTTACTTTTAAAATCCGCTATCATATTATCCATAATCTTGTCAGAATCACTTTTTGCATCATTGCCGCCACCTTGACCTGTCTGCACTCCCATCGGTGATGGAATTTGCTGAGCTCTCTGTGTTTGTTGAAACTCAGGGCTCGGACCTGCATTAGGGTCAGGTTGGCCTTGGCCTTTCTGCAATCTATATAACTGAACTAGATTATCTAAAGACAATGAATTTGGGTCAGACATTTGTTGGATGAACTCTTGCGCATCAGCATCATTAAATCCATAATGACCTTGAAGATGTTGATTGACACCACGCATTTGCTCCTGTTGAGCAGCATATGCTTGCTGTCTTTGTATCTCCTGTTGCCTTTGCTGTTCTTGAGCATCAAGTCTCTCTTGCATTTGTGCAACAGTATACTCTTGCTTAAGACTATTATATTCAACCATATCGTCACGCCATGACTCATATTCATCTAAGTACCTAGCACTTTCACTAGAGGGGTCAGACATCGCTTCTTCTCTAGAATAAGTTCTTGGTTTTGTGGGCCTTTCTGGAGGTGCAGGAAATTCTTCCTTAGGTGCTGCCTCTGGCTGTTGCATAGTTTGCATAGCTTTCATCTGAGCTTGTAGCTCTTGATTTTGCTTTTGAATAGCTGCCATATCATTTTGAGTCTTTGAAGCCTGACTTTGCCAGTATTCAAATCTTTTCTCATCATTCTTAGCATTGTATTCTTGCGCCTGCTCTTGCATAGGGGCAGATTCAGGGGTATCCTCTACTTGAGGAGCCTGTTCCTGAGGTGTTTCTGTTTCCTGGCTGCCAAAAAACGCTTCCTCAACTGACGTAGTATTAGAGTCCTCTGTTGGCCATGGCCCTTCAAACGCCTGATTGGAGTCGTTAGGATTAGCATTTTGAGGAGTGTCTATGTTGTCTGTCATTTCTTTTTACTCTCTTTCGACTTGCCCATTTGACCGCTTTCTGGGGTAGAAGTCTTTGTTTTAATTGAATCAGCGATATCACGCTTGATTACGGCCATATTGTCGTCGAGTCGTTTTTCATAGACTGTACTTGCAGCTTTAGCTTTATTACTAACTCCGTCAAGCTCACTCTTAAACTTCTCAACTTCAATTCTTTTTCGAAGATTGACAGATTCTCTATCTCTAGTCTGTAAATCTCCTTTTAATTTTTTAATTTCTTCTATAGATTGTTGTAATTGAGCTTGAAGTTTTCCAACTTCATCAGTTCTTTCCATTACACCTTCCATATCAAATACCTCAGTCTTTTTAAGTACTTCAACTCTATCAACAAGACCTTTTTGATATGCATCCATGTAAAACTCAAGTTCTGCGTATCTATTAGAAGGCAATGTACTACCTGCTAAATATATTACGTCATATTTTCCAACTGTAATATCATTAAATATTTGTATTTCGCCTGTTTTATCGTCAACAAGCTTTTTATTAATTACATATTCACTTAATGAGTTATTAGGTTGTATGACTCTAAATACTTTTTCAGTAGTATATAATTCTTGCATTAACGCAATAGCTACTTGACCTACTTTAGTTAAACCAGCCTCAATATCAGCTAACTTAGACTTTATTTTTCTTTGTCCAAATTCATCTAAAGATATAGTCGCTTTATATGTTTGAGGAGCAGCTTGAGAATTGCCCATCATCATTTCATATAATCCTAGCTGATGGTCAATATCTTGCTTTGCTACTTGCTCACCACTATAAAGCTCGTTTGGCAATGGTGAAGGTTGAACAGGCATTGGTGCTCCATCTGTTGGGTCATAGGGTATAGCCACCCCTGGCTGAGCCCATTTTTGTTCAAACTCATTCATATCTACACTACCTTCAGGTACAAGTATCTTTGTATTAGTACTTGTTGTAGCATGTGCTACTATTAATGAACGCATCTTATTAATATATTCCTGCAACCCTTTTACCATTCTGACATCTGACTGAGGATAGGGTGTTCTAGTATGAAGACTCATAAATGGTACTATTGGGTATTTATCAGTAGGCAGCTCTCTTGAATATAAGTGCTTGTCTCCCATAATAACACACATTTGTACTCTTTTAATCTGAGTCGTAACTACTTGAATCAGTCCTCTTTCGATAAGCTCTGCAAAAAGTAGTTCTTCTACTTCCATAGGCTGTTCTGGCATTGGCATTGCCGCTCTATCACTATCTACCCCAATAGTATTCATTCCAGCTTGCATTTGAGCTTCATGCTGTAGTCGTAACTGCTCCATTTGAGCCATAATTTGTTGAGCCTGTTCTTTTTCAGTAATAATCTGTCCATTTATTATCCAAGCAGGTCTTTGAACATATTGCTCAAACTCATCTTCCTTAAATAAATATTCTTTTCTACTAAATGGCTCGTAAATCCTGTATCTATCTTCAATAGTTTTATAATATCGCTCATATCCTCGAAGATACTCTGTATTTAAAGTTCTATCAACATCCTCAGGAAATGTGGCAGCAAAATCGTTAGCTCTCCCTGTCTCAGGCCTGTCGTGGTCAAAATCACCATTAGTATTAGCCGCATTCTTTATTGCTTTTTCATACATAGGATGCATTTGAGCTGCTTGGTCTCTTGTAAAGAGTCTAGATATAATTATATTTTCTGCATCTTCAAAAAACTTATCTCTTGAATTAGGGTCTACATATACATCAAGAGGGTCTACATCGTGAATACACACCTCTCCTTTACCCATATCCATCATTGGGTCTTGATAAACGTGTATATATCCCAAGCCCATAACATAATAATCATCAATCATAGACCTTACGACGCTTCTTCCGTCAGAGATATCATACATATACGACAATAAAGAACTTAATACCTGAGCTACTTTATTATCAGAATCCTCTCTTGGAGCAACTCTAAATGAAGGTCTATTAGCAGACATCATTGATTTTGCTGCTTCAACAGCTGGATGTATTCGATTTACTACTAAAGGAGCTTGTCCTCTAGCGTTAAGAATATCCTCTTGCTCTTGAGTCCACTGTCTGCCTAATCTAAATTCTTTATCTTCTTTTGCGTGCTCAGCCCAAGCATCTCGTTTATCGCCATATCTCTTGAATAAATCAAGAGTATCATCTACTAAAGCTTTGCCTGAAAGTTTCTTTTTTGCGCTATATGCCATTTTGAAATTTAACTCCTATAGTGTCATCCAATCAAGAAATTTCTTCTTAGTGCTTTTTTTCTCAGATGTGTCGGTATATTCGCTAATTCGGCAAGGTTTCGCGCCATCTAGCGCAGTCCATACCGCATCCATGACATCATCATGCTTACCCCTAGGGTAAGAAAGAAATTCTTGTTGAGGTTTGATATCTTCTGGTCTAAAATAAAATTGCTTCCTTGCAAACATTGGAACCATAGATAATAATCGTTCTGATTTTCTTGTTCTGGGCTTTACTCCTTTTTCAAGGCCAGGTATGTATAAGCCTTTTTCCTTCATTATATCTCTTACGCCTACTCGTAATGCTTCCTGGTAGCCTGTCGTCTCTATCTTCATTCTTCTAGGTTTGTATTTTAAATATGTATTAATAATTAATTCGGGCTGCTTAGACGGGCTGACCCTTTCTCTTGTTATATCTAGAATATACTTATTATTTTCACTGTCTATTCCAATTGTAGCTATAACAAAATAATCTGCCCTAGCGGACAGACTTGAAGCTGGGTCTACGCCTGTATATACTTCCACAGGTATAATTTTCTCTTCATCTTCTACCGTTCTAACTAAAACTCCCTGTCCATTACGTATTTCAAAGTCGTTATGATGAAGTTGTATCCATTCTGGTTTAAACGGAGCATTGTCTGGCGACTGAGCAATATTCATATACTCCTGATAAAATCCATTTAAATTACCAATACTGGCAAATTCGTCTTTTATTTGAAGTATTCTTTCCCTTGGAAACCTTTCAGGCCATATACTTTCCTCGTCATCATCCCATATACTATACCACAGCACATTCCAGGCTTTAGATTCTTTTATCCAATATAAAAAACAATCCTCGGATATCACAGTACCTATCATTACTAACTTCCCATCGTCTGATAAAGAAGGAGTAACAGCTTCTGTCATCCATTTCTTATTTTTAGCTCTTGCTTCTGGTGTTGAAGCGTTAAGCTCAGATTCAAAATCATCTACAATAATAAGATTGGGACGGGTATCACCCTCAATAAATCCCCTAACTCTTTGTCCAGTGCCCACAGCTACAATCCTGGTACCATTTGCTAAAATAACATCATTGTTAGTCCAACGCTTTGCTGTTTTAGGTCCCATTTCTCCAAATAGCTCTCTAAATGTATCTGAATGAGACAGATGGTATTTAATTCTTGATAAGAAGTTTATGGACTGGGTTTGTGATTCTGATATAATAACAATAAACAGGTCCTCATCGCTTCGTTTAAACGCTGCTTTCCACAAGGGAAAGATTAATGAAGTCGTTGTCGACTTGGCTGTGCCCCGAGGGGCCGCTATTGCGACCCTTCGTTGCTCGTTATCGGATAAGGATTTGTATACATCGAAGTGAAAAGGAGGTATCTCCTTTTGGAGGGCTGTTGGGAAGCAGTACCTTCCAAACAGTGCCATATTTTTATACAACTTCTTTAACGCTTGCTGTTGTGCATAGCGTTTTTCGTAATCACTCATCTACAGGCTTAGTAGTTGTTCTAGATGCCTCTATCTGTGATTCTTCTTTAACTATATCGTCTATCATTGTAACCGATTTAGATTCTATCTTATCTACAGTTCTTTCCATATACTTCTCTTTCATGCCGTGCATATCCTGAAGATTTTCTACGGCTCGCATCATACTAGGGACATCTTTCTTGTCCTTAGCAACTCTAATAGCATCTTCAAGCAAATCGAGTGTATACTTCTCTGTGAGACCCTGCTCACTTAGTAGATTCTGTAATTCTTCTCTTACCATTCTCTTAAAGACCTCCGATTTCATTGTTCGTTTCCATTTACGTCTCTGGGACTGAGTAACAGCTCCAAGAGCCCATTCAATGGCTAAATCATAATCTGGCTTTAAAGCAAACATCTGAGCCAGGTTTTTCATCTTATCTTGACCAGATTGTACCTCTATATAACTTTTCCCTGTAAAAGTAACATTAGTTTTCCGCCCAGCCACCACAAGTTTTTTAGAATTATACTTAGGATTATAAAAGGTATAGCCCCAAGGAAAACGCATATAAACACTATCACGCCCATTATCCGCTGTGTATATTCTTTTTGATATAACTTTTGCAACATAATCATCATCAGAGACGGCATAATCTCCTTCTTCCGCTTCTTTCCAGTATTTATATTCAATCCCATTGGATTCTGCCTCGTGCTTACGATAAATCGTATATACAACCTTACCCTGGTCTCTATGATTTATATCTATTTCGTACATTACTTCTTTAGTTCAAAATGAACCAAATCGTCAAATTTATTATCCTTTAACTCTGTATCGCCATCCCAATCACCGCCCCATCGTAAACCAATACCCATTTGAGATGCTATACCCATTACATAGCCTGCAAAATATGTGAAACGCTCCCTATCATCCCAGTCAATAGGATAAGGAGCCACATCAACAGCCCTGCTAGGATTAGCGTTGTGACGACCATTTGGGTACTTTGCTTGACTGTTACCCTTTTTAAACGCTTCATTCTGGGCTTCTTCTCCCCGATGTCCGCAAACAATGCTACAGTCAAACCCCTTAACAACTTCTCCAAACAATAACTGTAAATCTTTTTCACAAGTAGATAACCTTCTTTTTGATGTTTTGCCAAATTTAGCCATTTAATATCCCCTACGCTTTAAATCTTCTTCTCTTTGTCTTTTTTCTATAGTTTTTTGTACTTTACTTTTATTTCTTTTATCCCATTTAGGAAGGTATTTTTTAGGCTCTTTCAGAGCCATATTTCTAGCTTCTGCAAAGTCTTTCATGGGAATCCTAAGCCTAGATGCCCTTGTTTTAGCAGCAGTTAATCCATGACGCTTTAGCAATTTCAAGGCTACCTTTATTCCAACATTTATCATTCTTACCTCTTTTTTTTACTTATTTCTTGAGCTCTTACTTTGCTACAATTACAATTCCATTTACGCAAAGCTTTATTAATTCTGCTATTAGGGTCATTAGCTGTTTTAGCGCTTGTTAACCTTCTTTTCATTCCACACATTCTAGCACAGAAAGATTTACGCCTATTAGCAGACTTGCTACCTTTTTTTAACTTACTTGGCTTGGTAGTAACAGCCATTTTTAGCTTAGAACCAGGATTTGCAGCTCTATATGATGCAATACCCTTTCTATTTAAGCCACCAGATTGACTCTTACCCTCTTTACGTTGCCATGCTGGTGTTTTAGCCATTAATACTTTTTAGCAGGACTAGACTTTGTTACTGCATCTCTGTTTCCAGCCTTTTTTAACATCTTTCTATTCATAGCCATCTTAGCTTTTATCATACCCATT